AGAACGATTTAATTGTTTAGAACTTTCTAAAATAGTGTTAATGATTGTTTCTGCTTTACCTTCAGTTAGATTAGTACGCTTTAATAAACTATCATATAGTTTATATTCACGTCCTAATTCAGTTTTATTGAAGTAATTTTTTAGAATACCTGTGGCTTTTGATTCTTTGCCTGATAAAGTATCGGCTGTAATTTGACGAACTAAAAGTTCAAAAAGAATACCAGTATTCTTAAATTTCGAATGTTTAATTAACATCTAAGTGATATTTTTGTTATAAATATATAAGGATATTTTAATCTCGCAATTGATTTTCATCAAGTAGTGATTCTTTTGCTTTATCAGCGGAGAATACTATCTTTTTTTCCATTTCGTTTAACAGTTGTTTATTTTTCAAATAAACATTCTCAGTTAATTGTTTAGACAAACCATCCATAGTATCATCATACTTATTAGCTGTTCTACCTAATCTATCTCTACCTAATGGGTTATCTTGAGTATTAATTGTAGATACTTTTTCTTTAGGACGACCTAATGTAACATCATCTCCATATCCTGTAGGTACATTTTCTGGGTTAGAAGCCATTCTGCCTTTACCATATAATGTAGCTAAATCATGAGGTGTTCCATATGAACGTCCTGTTTCTAACGGGTCGTTTCCTTCTTCAGTAATTTGACCCAATCTGAACTTACGTTTGGCATCCTGTAAAATAAGATCACGGTACTCATCATATTGGTCTTCACTGAAGTGGAATACATTGTGATAAATCCAATCTGTAGGTAAAAGTTGAGCTTCCATAATATTTTTAGCTAAATCAACTTTTTCCTTCATTAACATAATACGTTCTTGATCGTAAATGATAGAAGGTGTAGTTAAAGATAACTCAAAGTTAGTTAATGTTTCACCTTTATATCCTTGAACATATAAATGTACTAATGCGATTTTATAAAGTTCAGATAAAACAATACGTTGTAATCTATCAATTGTACGAGCAAAACGAATATCTTCTGCTGCTAATGTTGCTTTACCTGTTAAATCTTTTTCATAACCCATAAATGCTTTAGGTACTTTAAGAGCGGCAAACAATTTATCTCTTAAATAAACTACGTCCTCCATACCATTGTATTCTAATCCTTTAGTAGTTTCAATCTTAGTTGATTGATCATTACCTCGAACTGGAATATAAAAGTCTTCTAACAGGTTTTGCATGTTGTATTTTAAGTTATACTCACCTGTTTTTTCATCCATATATGGAGTCTTCTTCATTGTAGATATTGTTTTCTTCATGAAGTTTTCTACTTCATTAGGAGGAATAGCACCTACATTAATATAGAAAATACGTTTTTCTGGAGCGCGAGAAATTCTATGAATCAACATAGCATCTTCCATCAATGTATATTGTTTAAACAATTTACGAGCTGGTTCAATGTATGAACGACCATATGGGAGATAATTTACATCAGTTAATAATCTGAAGTGTGCCATTTCGTAGTTGTCAAAATATATACCTGTTGAATCAGGACTGAATTGATGAGGAACACTAAATTGACCATATCCTCCACCTACATATCCTTCAGGATTGAATTTAAATCTTACAGCAGTAGGTGTATTTTTATCAAATCCTTCTTGACGTTCTATATGATAAGCAGTATATGGAATAACATTATACACACCAAATTTTTCAGCGATCTCTAATTTTAAGAAGAAATCACCATATTTACACATTTGGCGAACCCAAGACCATAAATTAAATTCTATGTTTAAAACGTCATAAAATAGGTTATAAAGAATTTTCTGGATATCTTCATCCGAACTACGGATTTGAAGAACTTCACCCATTTCATTCTTTAAAGAACATTCATCAGATACAATGTCTAAAGCTGAGGCTATAATAGCATCAGTATCCATCACATCATAATCTGAATATAATTGAGCTCTTAAATATTGGTAGTTAACATTTAATTGTTGACCGTAAAGTGATGTTGCGTTAGCTGAGTAGATTCTGTTATATCTGTCAACTAATGAATTAGTCTCATATCTACCACTTCTTTGGATAGAATCTACATCCATTACTTTTAATTGATTACCTCCTTCATTACGAATAATTACGTCTGTTGAGAATAATCTTCTTAATCGTGTAAATACACTAGTATCTGCCATATTTATTTATTTAAAGTAACCAACTAATATCTTCAGCTCCGTTGCTTGTAGGCATATAATACGGATTATCTTTGCCGGAGGCAAAGTAAGCTCCCTGATATTGAGAAGGTCTTGATATATTATTTAAAGTTGCTTTTGTTAATTCTATTCCTTGTTGTTTATTTTTTAAAGCTGTATCTCTTAAATACATTGCTGTACTAAAAGACATAACTAAGTCATCATTATATCCTGATTGTGCTTCTGCTCTACCATTTTTCCAAACAAATACTTTCATTTCTTCAATTAAACGTTTTGAGCGAACAGTAACACTACGATCACCTATATATTCTCTTCCTTTATTAATTACTAATGGGCGAGTTCTTAATGACATAGTGAAACCAGGTACCATTTTTGAGTGATCTTCATATTGACTAAAATACGAATCTGAGATTGAGGCCTCACTCTTAGGTGAATAATATAAATTTCTATATCCTCTTTCTTGGATTGCATCTAAAGCAGCCCAACCAATATTAGCATTTTCAACTACCAGCAATGCTTCATTATATTCCATTGCTATAGCAGTTAAGAAATAGCCAAATTCTTTTGGAGGCATATGTCCTTTATATTCTGCTACTTGTGTATTAGTTTCTAAATCAAATATATGGAATGCTGAGTAGTCTTTACTATCACCTCGAGCAACGTCAGCTACAACCATATAATTTCTTGTATAGTCAGGTGATTCCCAAATCCAAAGATTTTTATCAACACCTCTTCTATCCATAGGATCAATAGCTGTAGATGTTAACATATATTCTATATGTTCAGGAAAATATACTACATCACCTGATGTACTAAAATCACAGTCACATTCTTGAGCTGCTAATCTAGGGTCACCTAATAATTCATCTTGTTTTTTTCTCCAAGCCTCATCTCGTTCTGGGTGAACAAACCAAGGTAATTTAATTGGTAAAAATTGATTTTCTTGTGCTTCTGCTTTAACCCATGTTTGATGGAACCAGTTACCAGTACCATATGGAGTTGATAATACAATTGCACCACCACCAGTAGCTAAGGTTTGTTGAGCTGAAGCCCATATTTCACCAATTTGTTCAATAAATGCAGCCTCATCTATTAATAGAAGTGAAACAGCTTCTGATCGACCTGAATCACCTGCTGCTGAGACTGCTTTAATTTGTGAACCATTTGGTAATTTAAGAGAAAGTTTATTGTCTTCTAAAGGTTTAGGTCCTTTAAGCCATGAAGGTAAGTTATCAAACATGAACTTTACCTTAGTAACCATGTTTTTAGCTGTATCAGTTTTAGTTGCTAAACAAAGAACATTTTTATCTTTATGAAACAACATCAACCATAAAGAATAACCGGCGGCTAAAGTTGAAATACCTAACTGTCTAGATTTAAGTACAATTGAATATGGATTATCTTTCCATAAATTTAATACTTTACCTTGAAATGGATATAAATTAAATATAACTCGCCCACGAACTGGGTTTTGAATGTAACAGTATTTTTTCATGAAGTGTGCTGGGTCTTGAGCACACTTGATGTATTCTTCTCTTATTATTTGTTTTAAGTCTTGCGACATTATTTTTTAGTATCTATTTTCCAATAAAATTTAAAACTTACAGTTGGTCTAAACTGTCCATTTAAACCAACACCCAAGCCATAAGCTTGATTATTTGTATTTCTAAGTAAAAATTCAGGACCTAAAAATCCTAATCCTGATTTACTTCCAGTTAATCCAGCCCCAACATAGTATTCTTTTCTATTTTCCACCACAACATCAGTGATGGTAATTACTGGGATTGTTAGTTTGTATTTAAGGTCTCTTGATTTAATTTTATTTTGAGTAATTGAGTCATTAATGTAAAATTTTAATGTATCATTAATTAACGAATCATTATAAACATAAGTAGAGTAATAATCACCTAAAACATAAGCTGTATCTACATCACGGATAGTGTCATATTCCACACGAGTTCTCCATTTGGGAACATATGTGGGTATTTCTCTATCTACATTAACATACGTAGTATCAATTGTTCTAATGGTATCAGTCTTAACCTTTTTACCACTACCGCCACATTTTTGCAATAATATAATTATTACTAAAACTAGGATGGTAATAAAATATATTTTGTTTTTTATTTTTGACCAATCCATTATGAAATAAGACCGTTAGTGAGGTCACTAATTTTACCTACTTTAGTAATAATATTTCTATTATTTTTAATATATTGTTTTAAAGCAGCTAACTTCTTTTCACGCTCAGGTCCTTTTTTCATGCCTTCAATTTTGGCAGCTAAATTTTTAACAATACCTGCGGCTTTGTTAGCAGCTTCTACTTTTTCTTTATCAGCTGTTGACATACCTAATTCCTTTTCAGCAGCAGCAATGTCAGCAGCAGATGGTTCAACTGGTTCATCAATTGGTTCCATTGCTTTATCTTCTTCATCCTCTTCATCACCACCCATGAAAAATTCAGACCCTGGTTCTTCAGTTGATGCTGTTGGTTCTTCAGTTTCTGGTTCTTCCATTTCAGGTTCTTCAGCTGCTGCTTTACCTGGTTTTTCAGAAACCGGAAGTGTAATTGCGTTTACGCTACCGAATTTCTTAAGGATAGGATTAATTAAAGCACTAGCTAGACCCAATGCGCTTGCTAAGTTAGCCTGAGTGATACCTTGTTCACCTGCTTCTTCAACAGCATCTAATACTCTAGCTTCTAAAGTACCAGCATAGATGTCTTTTAAAGCATCAAATTTTGCTCTATCGGCTACTCGGAAAAATTTATATGAGGCTAATTCTCCTATAGTAACAGAACCACCTTGTTTTAATTTATTTACAGAGTCAGTTTTTCCAGTGCCAGATAAAGTTCCAAATTTAGGATCTTTCTGTAGATCATCTACAGCGTCTTTTCCAGCATAGGTATTACCCTCTGCTACTGTTAATTCATTTATAATTTGTTCACGAATGTACTCGTAGAGTTCTTTCCTTTTCATCGCAATTTTTATTATAAATATTACAGACCTAGATAGGATTTAATTTGATTCAAACGTTCCTCATTAGAACCAGCAATGATTCCAAAGTTTTGTATTTTATTTAAATGGGAAGAACATAGAAATCTAATCATATTATCTATTTGATTCCTATAATTAGAGTCAGTAGTACGTACTTTATTATCTTCAATAGGTACACCAGTAGGAGTTACATAGAATATCCAATCATATTCTCCAATAAATGTTGAAGCATATTCTTCAAATGCGTCTTTATTATTTGGATCTATAGATTCAGCACACATAGTAAAAGCCATAACATCTATAACTGTTCTATCAGTAATGATATTAGGATGAATAAGTTCAGAACAACGTTCAGCTAAGAATATCGTTTGACCTTTTAATGTACTATCTGTATTCAATGGAATTCCTAAATCACGTAAATATTTACTACGTTCAGTAGCAAAATTATAGTTATGAAATTCTGGTAATTCTTTTAACGAATTTACTAATGTAGTTTTTCCTACACTTACTGTACCACAAAAACCTATCTTCATATTAATGTCTCATTTTAGCGGTACCACTTTTATACCATGGTAAACCATTACCTTCTTTTTTTAATTTTTTAAACTCATCTTTAGTATATTGGAAACCATTTAAATGATATTCCTCTTTACCATCAGGATGAATTACAGCAGGACCTTCAGGATTATGAAGTTTACCTTCTTTAATGTAACGAACAGTCCCATCAGGAGACTTAAGACATTTAGTTTGGAATTTAGGATCTGGACTCATATAACTTATTTGTTTATATATTAAATATATAATTAAATCTTATGTAGGCAAAACTAATTAAGCTTCTTGTATATAAAGCATAAAATCTTCTAACACTACACGATTTTCAGGTGTTGCTTTCACTAATGCTTCTTTAAGAATAACTGAGGTGTCTTGTTTTGATTCAACAATAAGTTGTTTTAAAGAATTTAAAACTGACTCAGTTAAAACATAACTTTGTTCTTCATCTCCGTAATCAGCAAGATCATTTAAGTATAAAGTAATATATTCGTTTAATTTATCTTGAGATACATTCATAGATCATATTTTTTAAACGGTTTAATGCTTCTTTAAGTTTATTTATTTGGCTATTTAACCATCCTAAACGCTCACCTAAACGTTTACCTTCCATAGGCGCTTCAATATTTTTAATATAAGGCTTAAGAGGTTTCATGTACTCACTTCCAGTTAAAAATACAAATTGGTCTTTATCTAAATTTAAACCAGCTGACTTCATCTGTTTAACTGTTTCTTCAGCCCATTTTTCTTTCTCGTCTTTTTTCATTTCCTTAAGAGTTTTGTCATAAGGAGCTAATACCTTAGTCATTGGAACTAAATGATGTTTAGCAGAAAGAATATACATTTTACTAGGATCTAAAGACTTACCATACTCTAATGTTTTCTTAAACATTGGTGAGGCTGAGTATAGTTCTTGAGCTGGAGAGGGCTTACTTAATTTAGACTTTGTACAACTTAAAAGTACAATCTTGGCCATTACATTATTTTGTTATAAATATTACTTAAAATAAAGAATGTATTTCTTTAATAAGAGATGTTTTACATAAATGATTTATATGTACTACTAAGCAATCACAAGTAATTTGACTATATTGTGGATATTTTTCTACAAATTTCTGGATGAAAATATTATAGTCATATTCACGAACAAACTTATATTCTGAGATTGCTTTATGAATTAAATGATAATTTCGATTGTTTGATTTATTTTGCAAACTAGGAAAAACATTAGCTAAAAATAAAACATAAGGTTTAGATTGTTCAAACTCACTATTAGCAATAATTTCTCTAGCAATATTCCAATTATCCTGATCATTACTACTTAACATACTATATAGAGTTTGAAATATCTCTAAATCAATAACTGTTTCTTTATTGATTTCTGAGTTAATGTTAGAGTCAAAAACTATATCTAGATCATGTTTATTAGTAATATTTTTTAGATTTTCAAAAAATTCATAACTATCTATTGCTTTTTTAGTACCCCACTGAGATGTTATTAAACGACCTGTGATTGAAGGATATTTGAGAAGTTCTCCAAAATTTGGATCTATTTTAGTTTGGATCAAAATCTCTTCTTCATCAATATAGTAAAAATCAAATTTAGCCTCAGTATGGTAATTACTATACCTAATATCAGACCACCTATTTTGTTTATTAATATATTTATTAAATTTATTAGCTATAACATCATATGGTATAATACGATATGTTGTTATTTCTTTTTTATATTCTTTAGGTATATAAAAATCTCTAATAAACTGATCACTAATTATTAATGAGTCTAATTTCTCAAATTTTCTAGCTGTATTAATATTTAGTTTATTTTCTTCAAAATAATTTTTTAGTTTATAGCTAGGCATTAAAGATATTGGAGTTAAATATACTGTAGTGTTATCTTTTAACTTGTTATCTTTAAATTTTTCATAAATTTCTAAATAATTATTTATAGATTCTTCTGAGACTATTAGAGCACTATTAGTCCAACTAGATTTAACAAATTTAGAACCATTTAATTTTATTTGACATACTGCAGGCATAACTTTTATTTTGTTAAGAATTTAAGAAGTGTTTTATTAAGCATTAATGACTTGAAAGCATTTGTATTACCATTATAGATTTCTTTAACAATTCTATATTTCAAATCTACAGCAAATATTTCTTCATTCATCAAAAGTGCTAAACGATCTATAATTGATTTTTCAATTTTATTTTCTTTACTATAGTATAAGCTATAGTTAATAATACGAATTGCTAACAGTGAAGCTAAATCTGCTCTATAATTTTTATCTTTACCAATAATTCCCTTAAGTGTTTTAACTACATAATCTTCTTTTTCATGAGTTAAAATATCTTGAGGTGAAATCAATTTATCCAATTTATTATGAATAAACATAGTAAACGCTGTTGTAAATTCAGGCCCAACACAACCTTCACCAATCATTTGAACTAAACTAAGATCTCTTTCAAATGATTCTAATGATGAAATTGAATTAAAGAATGTTGTGATGCTTCTTGAGTTAGTTTTTGTATTAACAAATTCTGGATGTTTTAAAAGAAAGTTAATACATCGGCCATCAATTTGACTATTCTCAGCCCAAACTGCCCAACAGTTAATATCAAATTTTAAATTAACTGAGATGAATCGTGTTTTTTGAGCATTATCAATACTGTTTACAAGATAGTCTCCGTTATCAGGATTACTTGTTAATAGGATATGCCAATCTTTAGGTAGTGACCAACTAATATATTGCTGTCTATCAATTAGTTCCATAACAGCTTGAATAAATCTAATATCAGCTCTATTCCAATCATCCAACAACAAAATACCACCTGTTGTTTTACCTGCAATCCATTCAGGTGGACAGTAACCCATTCTATTTTTACCTGTAGTTGACCAATTCTTTTTATGATAATCTTCTACAGCATGTTCATCAATCCATTCTGTTTTTGAACCATCAGTCATTTCAAATTGACGGATTGGAAATCCTACTAAGTCACCTAATTCTTCGATTTGGGCGAGGTTCAATTTAACAAAATTCAAATTCATTTCTTTTGCTAATTGAACAACCATTGAAGTTTTACCAATACCTGAGTCACCAATGATTTCTACTGATACTGGTGGTTTATTATTGGCTTGTAGGAAGCGATTGTTATTAATAATGTGAGACATAAATAATTTTGCCTCATCAATGTTTAGAGAAACTTGCTGTTGTTTGGTTGCAGTTTTTGTTTTAGCCATAACTTTTATTTTTGTTTATAATATTAATATATGTTGAAACTTCTTGTAAGCCTAGAGATTGATTTTAATAACATTACCCCAACCATTTTCTTTTGTTTCTTCTATATTAGCACCTTTAGAACATAATACTGTTAATACAGGTTTAAATGAATTTTTAGTGCGTTCACCTATATGTCCATCAGTTAAAATAATTAAACTGTTATAGTTTTTATGTTCATTAAAGTATTCAATAAATGGATTCATATCTGTACCTCCTCTACCTTTAACATATTCTGGTGTTTTACCTTCATATGGATAGACATTATGTATAGCAGCGTCTCCTTCAGCTACTGTGATTGAGACTCCTGTTTTCCACATATGATAAATCTCATTAAAAAACTCTACTAAGTCTGCTTGACCAACTGAGCCAGAAGTATCTACTCCAACTAAAACATGTTTTTTAGGTTTAATTTTTAATGCTGGATTTGGAGTGAATCTTTTATTAAGTTTACGTCTTGTTTTTTTAATGTATACTTTAGGTGAGGAACTAAAGAATCTTCTAAAATAAGATTTCCAATCATATGATGGAGGTGTTTTTTCAAACAGTGAATCAATATAATCTTTTAATTCAGAAGGTATAAATCCTCTATCTTTTTGAGAATTAACTATCTCTCTAATTTGATGTTCTATTTGAGCTTTAGCTAATTTCTTTTCAGCTTCAGATAATGAGTCAAATTCTTTCCATGTTGGATGTAATCCTTGACCATCACCTCTTAAATTATCTAATAATTCATATAGTCCAGGACTTGTTCCTTCGTTAAGTGATTTTTGTAGTAGTCTATAATATTCTTTAGTACCTGCTTTTAATGGTAAATTAAGTTCTGGAAATGAACTTGGTAAAAGAATATCTGGTGATGGGTAATAATCAGGAGTTAAATACTGATTGATTTCAATATCAGCGGCTACATTATGTAATTCTTGATCTGGGAAGTCATCTTTATCTTCTAAATGACCAAAACATATATGGAGTAGTTCATGTTTAAGAAGACCTATTTTCTTCTTATCATTTGATAAACTATTCCAAAATTCTTCATTAACTAATAGTTGATAGTTAATTCCTTGTAAGCATACTCCAGCAGTAGGAATATCGTTTCTAACATTTTTGTTTAATGTTGATAGGAATACACCATAGAATGGCTCACTAAACATTAGTTGCTTCCCAATTCGGGATAGATCGTTGTGAATATCAGACATAACCTTTTATTTTATTTATAATATAAAAATATGAATGGCCTCCTAGGAGGCCAAACAAATTATTAAAGAGGAAATTTTTTAGATAATTCCTGCTAATTTTTTCATTCGTGAGAATGATTCATTTAGTTGTGTTTCTTCTAATTCTTCTTCCTCTTCTCCACCTGTCTCACCAGATTGCATTGCAGCTCTTAAATCACTCATCATTCCAGGTTCAGCACTTTTAGCTGGTCTTCCTCTTTTACCTGCTGATGGAGCTTTTTCTTTTTTAGGTCTTGATAAACCTCCTAAACTTAAAACACCAGATTTAATTAATGAGCGTGTTTCATCATTTAATGTAGAAAGTTTATAACCTGAGTTGATTTCTTTTAATTTATTTATAAGATTCTTACGATCAACACCAGTTTCACCTGCTTCCATGATAATTTCAATCATATCAGCTACCCACTTATGAGTATCTGAGTTATCGAATAATTCTTTAAGTCTATTAGCTTTGTCAGCGTTAGCTATAACAAAGTTATTAGAGATGCGGCCTTGTTTAGCCTCATCCATCTCATCAAGGATCATTTCTCTAATAGCGTTATACAATTTATCTTTCATGAATGTAGTATTTATTTATAAATATTCAAGAAAAAATAAAATTAAATGTTCTCAATGAAATCAGGGAATTCATTATCTTCCATAGCCCAGTAAAATTTATGTTATGATAATAAATATTCAGCTACATAAATTCCTTGTGCTCCACTAACAGTAATCCCACGAGCACTTAAAGCATCTCCTACAAAATGTACATTTGGATATTCTGTTAATGCCAAATTCTTATAGTCAACTAATGGTTCAGGACTTAAATATTTTACTTCGGGAATATATATACCCCAATCATCACCCATTTCAGGAAATACTTTTTTCATATCATCAATAAAATTAACAATATATTCAAAGTATGGATTCATCACCTCAGTAACCTTAATTAGTTCTAACCAATCAATTTGAATAGAAGAAACTGTATTTCCCTCAGATGTTAATCCTGGTTTACGAGTATCACCTGGTGAGTAAAATAAACCAGTACCATTTTCTTGTAATTTAGATACTACTTCTCTTGACCATTCAAACGGATTTTCAATGCCTTTGATTTCCATTAAGATACCAAAGTTAGTCATTTGGTTTTCAAATTCCTTACCTTTCTTAGCATGACCATTGTAAGTAACATCACCATATGTTTCTTCTACTGCTACATAAGCTGCGTTATTGTTTGTACAAAATGAACGAAGTGATACGTTATCAAACTTTTGATATAGTTTGAAGTCATAACTAACATCAATTAGTTTTTGGAAGTATTTTTGTGGTGCTTCGAATCTACAGCCTATTTGGACTGATTTAGGTTCGGTTGGTAATTTATAATCATCTGCTAGTTGTTTACCAAAATCAATACCTGATTTACCTACTGCAAATATAAGAGTATCATAATGATGAGTATCGAAATGTTCTCCATTTTCATCTATCCATTTACCATAGCATGTTCCTCCAGTAAATAAAGGATCACCATCATTGTCAAAATCAATTTTAATTATTTCAGTTTCCCAATGAAATTCAACACCTTTATCAACTAAATATTGGTACCATGCTTTAGCAATCTCATGTAGGTAATTCGAACCAATATGCCATACAGGAAATAAACGTAAACCAAAATATGGTTTAATAAAATCAGGTTCAGCTTGTGGATCAGAACAAAAGATTTCTTCTGGTTTAGGATGGAAACGTCTAAAGTTACTAATAACTTGATCCATCAATTCCATTGCTTTTTCTTCACCACAGTATTTACTTAATACACCTCCAATTGCTGTATGGTATGTTAATTTACCATCACTCCAACCACCTGCACCTAACATGCCAGTCATAACTTCTTCAGGTAAACGATTGTGTGGATCATTTCCTTTATCAATAATAGTGATAAGTTCACCTGGATAACCATTATCCACTAATTTGGTAGCAGCATTAATGCCTGCTACACCTGCACCAATAATTACTATCTTTTTGTCCATTCAGGTTGATTATTTAATTTGTTATAATTTAATTTTTTTACACCTAACTTATCTAATATATAAAAATTTCTATATGAGGCCAAAGTATTAGTTCCTTTAAACTCATCAGGCATACATTGTGGAGGAGCAACAAATCCATTATCTGGGAGATTGGGTTCATTTTGCTCTAACCATTCTAGTACTTCTTTTGTTTTATGAGGTTTACCATAACGTTTTTTAAATTCCTCACATATTTCAAGACCATGTTTAACTAACCATCTATAATGTTGTATAGATGCTCTAGTCCATTTAGTTGATGGATGATTTTTATGAGCACGTTTGTATGGAGCTGTTCCACCTGCTTCCCAATGTGCAGTACAACACATTTGAGCACTTTCAATTTGCATTTTACGAATGTGATCATCTGCTAATTCTTTAGCAGCAATCACGGGATCGGGATTAATATAAAATATATTCATACTTTAAATATACTAATTTTATTTTAATTTTCCAAAT